CGGCCGCGACGGCCTGCGCCCCGCTTGTAATCTGTCATCCGATCTCTTGGTCTCCGATACCACCGACTCGGACGGCTGCTACACAATCGTCTACAACCAGCCGCCCACGGCCCCCGGCACCATCACTGTCCCGAGCGAGGTCATCGGCGGCGAAAACCTGAGCATCTCGTGGGGACAGTCGACCGATCCCGACGGCAACCTCGCCGGCTACAAGCTGGAGCGCAAGGTGGACGACGGCACATGGGCGCAGATTTACAGCGGCAGCTCCCGAAGCTACACGGACTCCATCACCTACGGATGGACGAGCGTGCAGTACCGCGTCAAGGCATACGACACCGCCGGGGCCGAGAGCGCCTACACCACCAGCGCCGTGCGCACCGTCACCAACAACCGGCCGCCCGTCATCAGCGGCAGCGACACCGATCTCGGCAGCTTCACCACCACGCCGCCCTCCTACGAGTACACCGTCACCGACGCCGACGGCCATCAGGTCACGGTCGTGGAGAAGCTGGACACCACCACGCTGCGCACCTACACGGCCACCCTCGGCGACACCAACGAGCTCGAGATCACGGCCGACCAGTGGCTCAAGCTGCTGAACGGCGACCACACCCTGACCATCACCGCCACCGACGCCAAGAACGAGAGCACCGTGCGCACCCTGTCCTTCGACAAGGCCATGCACTCGGTCGAGTTCGAGCAGACCGTGGCGATGGCGGCCGACGATATGCCGACCAAGGCCCTCGTCAACATTCAGGGCAGCTTCCCGACCGGCAGCACCCTTCAGGTCTGGATCTGCAACAACGGCAACGACGCCGAGCCCACATGGGAGGACATCACCACCAAGGCCCTGACCAGTCAGAAGCACTTTTTCACCAACCAGACCAAGACCGCCGCGAGCTGGGGCGTGAAGATCAAGGTCAAGCTCCTGCGCGGCTCGGCCGAGGGCGACTGCTACATCCAGTCGGTCGGCGGCAACTTCGCATAAACCAACACCCCAAGACCAGAAAGGAGGAGCAGCATGGTCTACTTCATGGAACACAGCATCAAAGCCATCCACGAGAAGGAGCAGGCCGCCGCCGGCGGCGGGGGCGGCACCTCTCCCGAGGACAAGGAGCGGATCACCAAGCTCGAGGACGAGCTCGAGGATCTGTCTGGCGCCATTGAAAGGGGGCTGACCACATGAGCACCAAGTACAGCGGCCTCGAGGCCGCCCTGCGCAGCGCCCGCATGACCTTCGTGAGCGAGGCCAACGCCGGCGACCGTACCGGCACCGAGATCATCGCCTGCGAGGATCTGCTGCCAGCGTGGACGAAGGCCGGCCCCAAGGGGGACGGCAGCCACGAGGTCGGCGAAGCCTGCACCCACGAGGGGCAGAGCTGGCGCTGCTGCCAAGCCCACAACACCAACAACAACCCGGACATCGAGCCGGGCCAGAGCCCTGCACAGTGGGTGCCCTACCACACCACCGACCCGAAGAAGGCGAAGCCCTTCATTCAGCCGACCATGGCCGAGGACAGCTACCAGAAGGGCGAGGTCTGCATCTGGACTGATGGCAAGGTCTACCGCTCCATCATGGAGACAGCCAACGCATACAGCCCGGAAGCCTACCCGCAGGGCTGGGAGGCCGTCGAGGTCGAGGACGGAGGTGCAGCATGATCGAGTTAGACATCGCGCAGCTCGTGGCCCTCATGGGGATCCCGTCGGCCATCACCGGCCTGTGCTTCTGGCTGATCCAGCGCCGGCTCACCAAGAGGGACGAGGAGCTCGATCGCCGGGACGCCGCCCGGGAGAGAAACGAGGTGCTGCTCGTGCGCAGCGTGGGGGCCGCCATCGCGCTCGGCGAGGCCACGGCCACCGCCCTGAAGAACGGCCACGCCAACGGCGAGACTGAGGCGGCCCTCGAGTACGCCAAGCGCATCAAACACGAGCAGAAGGACTTCCTCACCGAACAGGGCATCCACGCGATCTACTGAGGGAGGTGACACCCATGGGAAGATACCGGCGCAAGCGGGAGGCCAAGGCCCGACGCAGGCCGTGGGAGTTCTCGAAGAAGCTGGCGGCGTGGGCCGTCCTCGTAGCAACTGCCGCGGCCGTGGCGTCCTATGTGCTGGCCTTCCGCGATCAGCAGACCGCCAGCGATGTCACGACCACCATCTTCACGGCCTGCATCGGCTACCTCGTGAGCTATGCGGCCAAGTCGGCCACCGAGAAGATCAGCCGCAACCGGCACGGCCTCGACGCTGATGGCAACCCCATCAGCGGGGCCGGCGTCGGAGAGTACACCACCACAACCACATCAGACAAGGAGGCAAAAGGATGAACATGATCGACATCACCCCCGTCATTAACGCCGTCATCGCGCTGCTCGCCGCAGGCGTCAGCGTGTTCCTGATCCCGTGGATCAAGAGCAAGACCACCGACGCGCAGCGCAAGGAGCTGCTCGAGTGGGTGAAGATCGGCGTCGCCGCTGCCGAGCAGCTTTACAAGGGGCAGGGCCGCGGCGAGGAAAAGAAGAAGTACGTCCTCGAGTTCCTCGCGTCCATGGGCTTCACCGTGGACGAGGAGGCCATCAACGCGGCCATCGAGGCGGCAGTCAACCAGCTTAACGGCGG